TTGCGACCAGTTAATCCAGTGTCTCCGACCGGACCCCCGACTACGAATCTGCCGGTTGGATTAATGAGAAACTTAGTTTCATCATCGATTAAATCAGTCGGGACAACAGCACGAATAATCTGTTCGATACCGTTACGCACTTCTTTGATATCAACATCAGGATGATGCTGTGATGAGCAAACAATCTTGTCGATACGCTTTACTGTGCTGTCATCGTTATACTCAACAGTAACTTGACTCTTTGCATCAGGACCTAACCATGGCGCATTTCCAGTTTTGCGCAACGCAGATAACGTTTCAACAATCTTATGACTATAGTATATTGCAGTTGGCATATGATTTTCTGTCTCACTACATGCATAACCAAACATAAGACCTTGATCACCTGCGCCGAAGTTGTCAGTACCCAATGCAATATCAGGACTTTGCCCGTGCATCAAGTTAGCAATTTGAACATTTTGCCAATGAAAACCTTCTTGCTCATACCCAATGTTTTTAATAGCTCTGCGAACAAGGTAGTCAACATCTAAGGGATCGAGTTCGCCTTTATATTCTCCGGCTACGATAACTTGGTCAGTAGTGACTAATGTTTCGCAAGCACATCTAAGCGACGAATCCTGTGCATTCATAAGCAAATCTAAGATGCCGTCACTAATAGCATCTGCAACTTTATCCGGGTGTCCTTCTGACACACTTTCACTGGTAAATAGGTATGACATAATTTTCCTTCATTTTGTTATAGTATATATTAATTTAGAGGAGATGTCAAGTTTTTTTTAACTGATCCAGCAATCACAGTTACATTCTATTACCCTATCAATTGCTTCCGGAATAGACGGTACTGCCGGAAGCATTGTACTGCTTGTAAATCTTGGGTCAAGGTACGAAGGTAAATTGTTTGGGTCATAATCCGGAGCAGGTTGAATGATGATCGGGAAGGTACCCGGAGAAGTCGATACTGTAGGACCAACTGCAACCAACGGTGCTACTACTGGATTAGGGTTACATTCTAATATTGGGGTGATGTCTCCGGGCGAAGTACTAGCTTTGGCTTGGAAACCGGGGAAGGGAGATTCATATGTTCCTAAAGGCGTCGGGGTGATTATTTCACCATTTGGCATTTGAATCGCAGGCCATGCGGGAAGAGTAAATTCTTCTGACGGAACACAGCCCGGTATACCATTACCTGGAATTGCACCCGGCAATGTTCCGTTGGTTGTTAATTGCTTTGCTTCGTTATCAGTTAATGTATCAGGAATATCATTATCTTGATCGATGCCCAATAATTGAAGTCGTGCTTGATTTCTTTCCTGTCTCATCATAGCAATAGTGCTTTGACCGCCTACAGTTGAGGTGTCTGAGATAGTTTCTAGGAATTGCGCTGACATGTGCGGTCTGGTGTCCTGTGCGAGTTGCGGAATATAATCTATTAAATTCAATAACACACTAGGATAAGGTGCACCAAACAAGTCTTTAGGCACTGCGACAGGACTAAATGCTTTATATCTTGCTCGTTGCTCAACAGCTAACTGAGTACCCATTGTATTCCAATATATGTTAAGATAATTTGCAGTTGTAGGATTATTTTGAAGTATAGCAGCGATTTCTTCATTCGCCTGACCTATATAGGCTTGCGTGACTTGATTCATAGGTTGTGGCCAGCCGGTTGTTCCAGTTGAGGTATTAGTGCCGCCTGTTGCAATAGCTCCTGACGATGTTACTGGTAATCCAGCAGTGGGAGGACATTGTATAGTTACTGTAGGTAGAGTAGTAGTGTCGGTACCGGAACTGGTCAATGTAACTGATGTTACTCTACCGAATGAGCCAGTGCCATTTGATCCCGCGAGTGAGTCATCAGTTCCTATAGTGGCAACAGCAGTTGCTCCACTTCCGCCTGCAATAGTAATAACAGGTGCTGCTGCACCGCCCCTACCATAGCCGCCACCACTGTCGGTAAGAGTTACACCGGTAATCTTGTAGAAGGTAGCAAATGCCGGACCTGGACCAGTATAAGTAGTATATTGCACTGAAACTGTTGCTGCTTCCCAAGTTACTGCTAAGAATAACTGATTGTAGATATTATACAATTTAGATGTTTCTAATTGATTAGTTCTATCCTTAATCAATTTCCAAGGATAAGGCAGACCTGACATACATCCAAACAAATCACTCATAGTATAACTGCCGTATGGTCCAGTTCCTAACGAACCCTTTGCTATACTTTGGTCTATCATATCTTGGTTAGTAGGTTTGCTAGTGCCAGCAGTTAGTGGCAAGTTAGAAACATTTTCAATACCCTTCACTACTTTTGCAAACTGTTGTATGTCGAATGTTTCTACACTACTGATTTGTCGCATAGTGAACGAGAATGCGCCCGCTGCAATAGCTTGACTTTCAGGTATAATTCCAGTTAGATAGCTGTCAAATCCTTCAGGAACTTCTCTGTAATTTTTCGGCACAGTACTAGTTTCATAGATAGGAGGAGTACCGTTAGGAACAAGTGTACCGACATACTGACGCATTGCAGGTGAGCTTAGTGCAGGGTTAACTGACCCAGAAGTATATATTAGATAATAGGTTTTGCTGTTAGTGGGTCCGGGAGTAGCATTATACATCGGAACTGTAAATGATGTATAACTGTTCGGAAACATCTTTTGCACGTTCAACAAATCTGCTAAAGTCTCTAATCCTTGCGTTCTGCATTGAATGGGAGCAATGATTGCATCTAAGTTTTCGCCAGTCATCATTAAGAATGCGCCGTAAATTTGTCTTTCTTGTTGCTCTGTGGGGTTCAGTATTGTTCCCTCAGCAATGTCTGAGATTTCAGTGCTTGATAATCCCGAAGCTAGAAGAACAAGACTTAAATCTTGGGTGATAGCTCCTTGATTTCCTAAGGTGCGCAATAGATTTGATGGCAATCCAAATGAATCTATACGAGATAAGTCTAGAGCCATACCTAAATTTTCAAGATCAATACCAAAATTAATAGTTGACAAGCTGACGCCGGTAATGTCACCGCTTATCAAGTCATTCATATTACTAAATGTACCGTCTAAAAATGTATTTGCATTGCTTGTTGCTAAGATAGATTGATTAGTTTGACTGATATAGCTTTGACCTACAGTAACGCTTGCTAAAAACTCACTATAGTCAGGTACCTGATATCCTTGTAGATATGAGGGTAGAGTAGCATCACTAGAATCAACTACAATACCGTTCCAATTGAATTCATTCCAAGCTTGTAGAGCATGATTGCGAATCCATCCCCATTGCGTGATGCTATGATTGGGGTTTATCATATTATATGGGTACCAAGTAGCACTTTCTTTTTGATCCGTTACCCCATATCCTTGCAAAGGGTCACCGTATGAACCATCATAGTTACCATACCCAGATGTAGCTGGGCCCGGCAATGTATTAGAATAGCCTGATTGTCTTCCAAATTGTTCTGCAAGTGATGGGGCAGTAGATGAGGTAGTAGGTCTTGCCCAAACATTTGCGGGATCAAGAGGAATATATGTGGGAGGACAACTATTGCCCAATCCTGGAATAGTTGAAGATCCTATCGAAATAAGGTTATCATATACACTTGTTCCGGCAGTAGTTTTTAGAACTACTCCTCTGGTATAAGCATCGTTGATTGCCCAAGTTAATAATCGTAAGCATGTTCCGCTAACACAAGATCCAAAACTATATGTGTCATTTTTCTTACTTGTGCCCATATAGGATTGTGCAACTGGATTAATGTTGAATCCAGTATTATTCATGTAATCTCCGGTTACATTTACTCCTAAAGGACTATTTTTTCCTGTGTCAGCCATCTATTAAAAATCAATCTTAGGTAATTTAGGTAACTTGCCTTTTAATTCTGATACAGTAGGGATTGAGGGAAGTCCCAGCATAGGAGCTCCCTCAATCAATACCGTAGGATTAACAAACGGGGGCAAAGCGTTTTTAAGTTTAGCAACACCTGCTTTTGAAATTAATGATCCAATATTCAACGGTACAGGTGCCCCGCCTGCAAATACACTTTTAGCTTTAGGAATAAGATTTCCTACTTTGTTGATACTATCTGCGATTTTCTTTTTTGGATTCAGCTTCATTGGTTATCCTTTGTTTATAGTATTTATGATAAATCAATCACTGCCACTAACCAAGTATAAGCTTCTTATCAGGCATTACTAGACCAGTAGTAGCCTCAATATACTTTGCCTTAACACTTTCATCTGTCAATGCAAAGATAGTTACATTATTAATATTTAATCTCGCAGGATCCTTCGGATCTGCGGTAAACATGCTTTGCATTAATCCTAAGCCCTGAGGACCGGGTGCAACTGATACTGGATCCTTCAGTGATACATAGTGATCTTCAACCGCAGTAACTTTCCCTACAACTTCTTCGCCGCTCGTAAGCTTGAATGTGTATGTTTCTCCAATAGTAATATTCTTCATTATTCTTCTTTCTTATGCTGCTTCTGCTAAAAACTTAGCACGAAGTTCTGTAAATCCACCGACGAGTTCACCGTCGAGGAAAATCTGAGGTACGGTACGTGCATTAGGGACTGCTTCAAGCAAGTCTTCCTTAGTGTACCCTTCACCAATCTTCTTTTCTTCAAATTCAATACCCTTCTGTTCTAGAAGTGTCTTAGCCTGCACACAATAGGGGCAGTGATCCTTTGACCAAATTATTGCTTTCATTCGTTTTCTCCTTATAAATTCGGTAGTTCGTCGTAATCTAGTGAATCGCTCATCACTCCGATTACATAGG